TGCCGACGCGCTGATGGGCCAGTCGCTGCACGTCATGGTGGCGATGCAGCCAGGTCTGGCACGCGAGGCCAAGAGCGCCGAGCAGGCCGCGGCCGAGGTCAAGCAGCGCGTGATCGACACCGACGGTGAAAGCCGATGGATCCTCGATGACCAGGTGCTGAAGATGCTGGAGGCGGCTCAGGCATGACGTACAACATTGGGCCTGGCGTACAGGCAGCCATCGACGAGAACGGCGACGAGGCGAGATCTGACGAGCAGTACGTAATCCTTGACCCAGGGTCCAAGATCTCGCTCACACTCGCAAGGGACGCGCAGTACTGGTATTACGAAGCCGATAATCGGGTCAACCGACTGGCTTTCTAACAGGGATCGAGCCGGCGCCACCGGCGGTTCGATGGGATCCCTATACACCGATGGAGCCCCAGTTGCTGGACTGGACGTGCGCCGCGTGCAGCCTGGATTGGCTCAAAGTGGCGACCGGCATGGAGGCTGCGAGTGACCGCTACACCACCACCATGCAGATTGGCTACACCGAGAACATCAACCCGACCTACGGGCTGATGGATGGCTCAGGCGCCGAGCTGCAGCGGGTGCTCGGGGAGTACGGCCAGGACAGCGCGCAGGGGTGGCTCGACTATGACTCGGTGTACGCGCTGGCACGTGAAACGCCGGGCATGCTCAGTGGAGCGAACTGGTACCACTGGGTCGCTCTGCGCGGGGTGCAGGGCACCAATCTGTGGGTGGCCAACAGCGCGCAAGGCTACAAGGGCATTTACGACATCCTGAGCCGTTCAGACTTTGAACGTCTGGGCGGCTTCAGCGTGGTCTGGCTTACTTAGTGCGATAGGGGAACGTAATGCAGATAGGAACGGTAGGGGCGTACGCGGTGTCGATCGGATCGCTGATAGCAATTATTGTCCTGCTGCTGGCGATCCTGGGGCTGGTCGGGGTGTTGCCGTTGTCGGCGACGGTGGTCTTCGGGTTGGTCGGCGCGCTCGCGGTCGCTCGTCTGACCTAGCCCGTCTAAGCGATCAAGCAGCGCTGGGGTGTACGTCGCAGAGCGGCGGCATCGCGTGCGCCTGCTCGAGGCGCGTACACCCATCGTTCCAGGGCAAACGGGAGCGATTTGGTCGGCGCGAGGCCGATTGTAGACCGCCCTGTGGCGAAGCTGTAAGGCTTACAAAGGCGCTTCGTAAAGTCGTGAAACGTCCTTTTCGCTTGACATTTCCGGTCAGACAGAAGTGCTCATAGGTCTATCAAGCGCCTGATGAAACAGCGCGAGCAGTCGCTCAAGATTCGCTCGCGCTAGTTCGGGTGTTTTTCCATAGGCCGCGAGATGCAGTTCCGGTGCTCGTGCCAGCCAGCCATGCTTAGCTCGCATCATCTCTGGACCTGGGACCTCTAACGGCATGGACATCCAGACCTAACGGGATTTATCTTGAGCAAGCAGCGCCTGGTCGGTCAGTCGCGTCCTCATCCCCAGCCGTTCACGCAGTGCAGCCGTCACCTTGATCCCCCGTCGCCAACTCGCCGCCTCAGCGCACAGGCACCGGCGGGCGGTTTCATCGCCCAGCGCCACGGCATCGTGCAGCGACTCCATCCCGTCTAGCGCAGCTTCGAGGTCGCGCACGTCGGCCTCTTCGATCTCAATGTCAGCCATAGCTAACTCGCTTTAGCGCTATCAAGGGCCTTGTCCACAATGGATCGGACTGACTCTGGATCAGCCAGGCTCAGGTCTAACTGGACGCGAATGTCGGCGAGCGCTGCCCGTAGCCGCTCGACCTCGGCCTCTGCTCGTTCGCAACGAGCCAGCAACACGTCGTACAGGTCTTGGCCTGGGTAGCGGCCACCGGGCAGGATGTCGTGGCGGGTCGCGCCTCTGTGGTTTGTCATAGCTAATTGGCCTTGTGTCTAGCTAGATTCGCGCAAGGTGTCATAACTATCGAGCGCAGCACCGAGCGTGGACATCGCCCGCATTAGCTCGTGGTCATCGGCCAACTCAGGAGGAGCCTTAGCGAAAGCCAGAAAGGCGCCATTCGCCGCATGAGCAACTGCCCGGAGACGCTCGTTCTCGGCGCGGAGTTCGTCACGCTCAGCCATCACGCGTGGCAGATCCTCAGTGATGACCTTGAGCATCGCCTCAGCGCTTTCGCTACACCGCTCGACCTCGGCCTCAGCACGAACTTTTGACGCGATCTCGCGCAGATACTCGGCGTGCAGTTCGTCGAACGTGACCTCAGCCTGGGTCATGGCACGGGTCGGAAATGCTTGAGAGCCTGGTCGACCTCGTCAGGCTCGAGCTGGTGGCTGACGTTGAAAAAGCCATACGAGGCCAGGCAGATATGACCGTCCGGCAGCTTGTCGTGTTCGGTGCAGAAACACCTGCAGCATAAAGGGCAAAACGTTTGCATTGGAGCCTGGCAGCCGGCGCGCTGGCACAGTTGTGGGATGTCGTTCACATTGCCCCCTTGAGGTGAGCACAAATAGGCCATCGTTACCTTGACCGGGACACAACGCGGGTGTTGACTTGTGGTACGCGCAGGCGCGCGAACCGTCTCCCCGCACGAGACGGGTAGGAGGGATGACGACCAGACAGATCTCGCAGCTCGTGATCGCTTTGCAGGACGCCACGGGCTGCTCGACGACCGTCTGAGCCGTCACCCCTCCCATCTCGATAAACTCCCCTGTGCGGGGAACGGGAGCGGATGATGGGCGTCGTGGCCTTTGGGTCGTGCAACACGGCGCTCGTCGTCCGCTCGTTCTCTGACACGCGTTATCGCCGGCCCTCTTTGAGCCAGTTCTGGGATGGGCTCACGCGACCGGACCGTTCGGCGATCGTGGCTGCCGACAGGTGGGTGTAGGTTCGCATCACGTCGACGCTGACCTGGCCCAGGATGGCCCGCAGCCCGGCCTCATCGCCGGGATACTGAGTCAGGTAGATGGTCGCGAAGGAATGCCGAAAGCGATGGCACTGCGCCTCGGTGACGCCCGCGTGTTGACCGAGACGACGGATGGTATCCGCGGCGCCGCTGGTCGACATGCGGAAACCCTGGATCGTGAGAAAGAGTCGGCCGGTTCGGCGGGCGGGGAACCTGGCAAAGAAGGCTTCCCGCTCACGCAGATAGGCTTTGAGTAAGCGGACCGTCTCGCCACCATCGGCGGCCGTGGGATCACCGAACGGGATCGATCGCTCGCGGTTCCCTTTGCCGATGACGGTGATTCGGCGCAGGGGTGCATCGAGATGGATGCGGTCGACCTCCAGACTGGTGAGCTCGCCGACGCGGGCGCCGGTGTCGAGCAGCAGGTGGATCAGCAGGCGGTCGCGCAGGGGCGTCTTCGAGGACGTGGTGGCCTCGAGCAGCGCCAGGACTTCGGTGCGCGTGTAGGGCTGGCGTTCGATATCGCGGACCGCGGGGACAGGCAGGCGCTCGAGAGGGTTACCGCCCAGGATGCCCTCGGCGTAGAGCCAGCCAGCCCAGACCTTCATGGTGACGCCGAACATTTTGACGGCCACGGCACCGCCACGTTTGCCGCGGCCGGCGCGCTGCTGCCAGAGGATGGCCTGGCGGACATTGGCCGGGTTCAGGGCGGCGTAGGTCGCCGGTATTTTTCGCAGTGCCAGGAAATCGAGGAAGCGTTGTTCGTAGGTCTGGTAGAGGGTGATGGTGCGCGGCGACTTGCCGGCCGTGCCCAGGGCGAGACGGTGGTACGTCGAGGCTTGGTCAAGGTCCACAGGGCTGAAACTTCCCCCATTCTGAGATGGTCTGTAGAACTGCTGTTCTACAGATAGGGGGAGGATAGGGGCTGTAGCAGATGGGTGGTACGTCTGTCGCGTCACGATTGAGCGGCGACGACCGCTAAAGGTAGAAACAAGCAGTGGACGAGGGTGCTGACCCAGGCATAAGCAGGGGTTATGCGCCGTCTGCGGCCGTGCTGGTGTCCTGATAAGCGTGGGACGGGTTGGTTATTCTCAGTCGGCCCGCTACCGTTAGTAGGGGCCTGGAGCGCTTCGCCCGCGGTAGCCATCGCCTCGATGGCCTCGACCACCGGTTCCCAGATCGAGCGTGGCAGGGTGCTCAGCGTCTGACCAACATCGGTCAGCCTGATCTCGAGCTCGGTCGCGGGGAGGTCGCTCAGGAGTGGCGCGCCCGGCAGATAGCCGCACATTTTCATCAAGTCCTCGTAGGGGACGCCCAGGGCAGGGGCCAGTCGCTCGAGGGTCCGCGGGTTTGGCCTGGGCGGGTTCGGGCCAACCAGCCGACTGATCTGGTACGCATGCAATCCGCTGGCTTCGGCCAGACGGGCGATCGCGCCTCGCTCGGTCAACCGACTGTCGAGTAACGCGACAAGTTCGTCCACGCGTGCAGTGTACATCACTCATGAGTGATCGACAACCGCGAATGATTGCAATTGTTGACGTTCACTCAGGATTGAACTAAACTTCTCACATGAGCGATACTGACGTGGTGCATCCGATCAAGGCGGCACTCAAGCGCACCTGGCCGCCGATGAGCCAGGCCAAACTCGCGCGACGACTGGACATCAATACCTCGGTTCTGAGCCTGTACCTGAATGGGCATCGCGAGCCGCCCGATGGTTTCTACATTGCTGCCGCAGCGATTCTCGGGTGTGAACCGGCGGATCTGCGACCACGAGAAGAGCCGGCCGCAGCATGAAGGGCGGGTTCAGTCCGTCGGGACTTGTCCACTGGCGAGAGGGTGAACCACTCGCGCGCACCGATGAATCGCTGAGTACGGCGCCAGACGCTCGCAATTGGTTCATGACGTTCTCCAACCGACCGAACGCCACCGTGCATATGGCCGCTGACGGCCACGCACACACTGATTGTGGCATCTGGGCCAACGGAACGAAGCACGACCCGACAACGTTCGGTGACGTCGCCAGGCGGCTGTGCCCGCAGTGTGTCGAAGCCTGGCGTGTTCTGTTGACGGTGGTCGCCAAACCCAACAGCCGACTGGGGAGCGAGGCCCGCCAGATAGCGCGACGTTCCCGAGCAAAGGCCCGCGCGCGCCGCAAGTAAATCCATTGAACGTGGTTCCCGAGAGCTAATCGGGACCGCGGACGAGACAAGGAGGTGGGGGCTGGAGCTAACAGCCCCCGAACCTCAACACCAACGAAAGGACTCTAGCCTTGCAGGACGCGATCACATTTCGCAGGTGCGTATGCATCGTAGCCGAAACACCGGCTGAGCGCGCAACCTTCCGGTCAACCAATGACGTAACGATTACGTCAGGGTCACGTCTGGGATGGTGACGCTCACCAACGGGACCGACCGCACCTGGTCGATGCAGGCCGAATCGGACCGCGACCAGGCCATCGCGCTGATAAAGGACGCACGCCAGCGCATCTGCGACGTGCGGTTGCTGCTGAACCACTACGACACCTCGCTGTCGTACAAGCTGGATGCCTTCCAGCGCGAGCTCAACGACCGTTTGGGTGGCCTGCTTGTCGCGCGGGAAGACGCTCAGTCGTGAACTGGGACGAGATCGTCTACCGCGTCACCCTGCTGGCGGTGATCCTGGGCCTGGTCTGGCTGGTGTTCGCGCCCATGCCCAACGGCGAGCCTCTGCTGCAGCTCACCCACCAGGCGTACATCGCATGACGACGGTGCCCTCGATTCGGATGACCGCCGCGGTGGAGGGTGCGTACACGAAGTACGTCTCGGACCACCACGGCGATCTGTCCGACGTCGAGGGGTTCGCCAGCACGATGTTCAACGCCGGCGCCCGCCACGCGGTGACGGCAATGGTCATCTTCGGTGACATCGTGCCGCAGCTCCACCGCATCGAAGGCAAGGTCAAAGCCTTGCTCGAGCTGCTCGAAGCTTTTTCAGAGGAGGAGCCCTGATGGCGTATGTCATCAAGCTCGAGGGACTGGCCGTGGGACGGCCGAGCGAGTACGACGGCGAGTACCTGTCGTTCTACGATCCTGGCGCGGGCGAGCCGGGCGAGTGCCGGCTGGACACGGTGACCGATCCGCGGGAGGCGCGCCACTTCGCCACGTTCCAGGACGCGGTCAGGGTCTGGCAGGCTGACGATCCACGCCAGCCAGTGCGTGACGACGGGAAACCAAACCGTCCTTTGACTGCCTATTCGGTGTCGATCGAACCGGTGACCTGAGAGATGCTGCTGGCGGCGTTCGTGGTCCCAGGTCAGCCCGTTCCCAAGGCACGAGCTCGGGTGGTGGGCCGGCACGCGTACACGCCGCGCCGCACACGCGATGCGGAGGAGCGGATAGCCCAGCGGCTGGTGGTGACGCACCCGCATCTGCGGCCCTCGGTAGCGCGATTACGCGCGGTGCTGCGGTTTCACATCAAGGGTCAGCGGGGCGATGCCGACAATTTTGGAAAGCTCGTGCTCGACGCCCTGCAGGGCCGGGCATACGTCAACGACTCTCAAGTCGACCAGGTCGACGTGACGATGGTCCGTTGTTCACCCGAGCCGCGTACGGAAATCGAGCTGTGGCAACTGTGAGAGCGATCGTGGCGGCCTCGTTGCTGGTGACCACGCTGCTCAGCACTTCGACGGCCCAGGCGCGAGACGTAGGCGACGACCCCGTACCGGTGGTAGTGGACGATACCCAGGACCAGGTGGTCGAGGCCGTCGTCGAGCCGGTGGTGGTAGAGAACCCGCGGTTGGCGTGTATTCGGCGCATAGAGAGCCACAACGACCCCAACGCGACCAACCGGTACTCGGGTGCGATGGGGCTGTACCAGTTCCTGCCGTCGACGTGGAGGACCACGCCGCAGGGACGGGCGGGATTGAGCGCGTACGACCCGGTCGCGGCCACGGCGGCGGCGAACTGGATGCTGTCGGTTGGCAGGGCGCGCGAGTGGGACGCGGTGAGGTTCTACGGATGCTGACATGAATAGAGCGGCCCGCCAGAAGTACCTCGATGAGATCTACGCGCTGGACAACGCCGGCCGTCGGCGCCGCAGTCTGACCGAGGTCATTGTCGTCGCCACGATTTGGGGAGTGATCCTCGGGGTCAGCGTGCTGATCCTGGTGGGGTCGGTCTTTCTCATAGTCGCGGTGGTGAGGCAGTTTCTCCCATGACGCGCTGGGTGCTGGTGGAGCTCGAGGAGGAATTGCCCGTGTATCGGCAGGTGGGCCTGTTCTGCGCCTTCCAGCAACTACCGGGTGTCGTGAGCGTCTGCGACCTGGAAGCGATCTCGCAGACCACGCTGGACGTGCTGCTGCTGGGGCCAACCGAACCGGTGAGTCGTCCAGCCAGACGGGTCAAGCAACTGGACTTCATGACATGAGCAACTACCTGGACGACTTCGCTGACGAGATGCAGCGGGTGGCAGACCGGCTGCTCGAGGAGCCGGCGCACTTTCAACAATATTTTGCACGCCATCTTTTGGAAGACCGCAAGACGGTGCTGATGCTGGCACTCCGAGAACCAGAACCTGAACCAGTGACGGGGAGGACCGAGAACTGATGAGCACCGCGGTGCAGATACGACAGGCAGATGCCGAGGCCGACGCGGCGGCACGGGCCGAATTCCAGCGCGACCAGGGTGGCCAGCAGTCCACGCCACACTGCGCGGTGCAGGGCTGCACGGCTGAAGGCAAGGTAGTGCGTGAAAGCGTCCGGTACTGCGCGGACCACGCGCCGATTCTGATGACCGACGCGGGCACGCCAACGCCCGCGGGATGGCGCGTGATCGGCGAGCGACTGCGGCGCCCGATGCCCACCAGAGCTCGCCCAGGCCGCGGCAATCAGACCTTCCAGTACGTCACCGCCAGACAGGTGCAGGACCGTCTCGACGAGGTCGTGTCACCAGGCAACTGGTCAACGCATTACTTCGTCGTCGACCAGGTCGGGCCAATCGTCGAATGCACCCTCACGGTCTTCGGCGTGGCCAAAGCCGACGTCGGCATGTGCAACGCTCCCGAGAAACCCGAGCTGGAGGCCGCCAAATCGGCGTTCTCGGATGCGCTCAAACGTGCGGCTGTGCAGTGGGGCATCGCCAGGTTCATCGGTCAGGACGATGACTGAGCACCAGGCGATCGGCATTCTGCGACGGTGCCGACGCTGCGATTGCTGGCAGTCCATCGAGCACTTCGACGAGCTCGGCAAGTTGTGTAAGGCGTGCTGCTCCCACAAGGGCACCGCCAACCGGAGGATCGCGCATATGCGGGGCATCGTGCTCACGCCGAAAGCCCGCGCGTATCTCAACGAAGGGAGGGTGGTGGCAGCCTGATATGCCAGCAAAACGTCTGCCGTGGTTCAAGGTGTGGGTGGGTGCTACGCGACATGAGAAGGTCGCCACCCTCAGCGATACAGACTTTCGGACATGGGTGGAGCTGCTCGACGCGGGCGCCCAGCAGAGCGTCCGCGGTCACTTCGACAGTGCCGCCAGCGCCGCCGCCGTCGTGCGCCGACCGCTGGCCTCGGTCAAGCGGTTGATCGCCGCCAGACTGTTGGACGACCAGCCAGACGGGGTGTGGCTGCACGACTGGCCAGACTGGCAGCGATGGGCTCCCGAAGATGACGCGATCGACTCACGAAGCACTCCTGAACGACTCACGAACAACACGCGAACGACTCACGAACAACACGTGAACGTCAACGGAACAACACGCGAACGCCCCTCGCGCGGGGCTGAGCGCGCGAAGACGAAAGACGTAGACGTAGAAGAAGACGTAGAAGACGTAAAACCCCCGCTGCTGCCGCAGCACCCCCAGGGGACAACGGCAGCAGAATTTTCAATCGAAGAGCAAGATCGCATCGACGCGGTGACGGTCGTCCTCGAGTCGTTCGGCATCTCCCACGATCCCGGGTTGTGGAGAAAAACCCTCGACACCTACGGGGGCCTCGACCTCCAGGCCGAAGCGCTCAAACAAGCCGACTGGATGCGCCGCCACAAGATCAAAACGTGCTCCACCGCTCGCTACCTCGAGTGGCTGAACCGGGTCCGCAACGACACACGCCCCACCTCCCACGCCGACGCCGCGGCCGCCGCGGAGGCCGCCAAACTCGCGTACTTCGAGCAGGAATTCGGCTACCTGCGGAACAAGACCAGCGTGGCGTCCTGATGCGCTCACTCACCGCGCTCCTCCATCCCACCGCCGCGGACCGTACGCCCGTCGCTGCCTGGCCGCTCGAGAACATCCTGCGCCTGCCCCACACGCTCACCCTGCAGGCCCTCCTCGCCACCGTCGCCCTCGATGACCCTGGCGGCCTCGATCGCCTCCGCCGTCTCGAACGCCAGCTCGTCGACGCCCACGAACGTGACCTCCTGGCCGCGGATTTGCCACCGGGGTGCTGGTGCTACGGCGCCGGCGGCAAGGACGAACGCGCCGTGCTGCTGCCAGGCGACGAGGTGCCACTGGTACTCAGCACGTACTGCGGCTGCGCCATCGGCCAGGTCCGCAAACTCGCCGACGACGATCTGCGCCAGCAGTCCAGAACCTGGCAGCACCAGGCCCGCCTGATGGGCATCTGGGAGGGCGCCAGAATCCCCGAGCGATTCGCTGCCTGCAGCTTCGCCACGTTCCCCAGCTCACCCACCACCGATCTGACGATCGCCTCGTTGCGTGCGTGGCTGCTGAGTCCCGGCTGGGCCATCGTGCTGATGGGTAACTTCGGCGTGGGCAAGACCGGTCTTGCCATCAGTGCCCTCCGCGAGGTCGCCGAGCTTCAGCGCCGTCCTGGCCTGTTCGTCAAAACGCCCGACTTGCTCGCCCGCATCAAGGCCACCTACGCCAAAGACGCCACCACCACCGAAGCCACCGTGCTCGACAGTCTCCGCACCGTGGACTACCTGGTGCTCGACGACATCGGCGCCGACAAAGACACCGATTGGGCCACATCGATGCTGTTCCAGGTGCTCGACGATCGCCACGACCACCAGCGCAAAACCATCGTCACCACCAATCTCGACCACATGCATCTGGGCATGCACCTCGGCGCCCGCACCATGCGCCGCTTCGAGGAGGACACGGTGTTTCTGACCGTGGACGGTCCTAACCTGCGCCGGAGCGACGCCGCATGATCCGCTTTGAAGCGCCGTTGGATTTCGACCTTCCGGACTATGCGCTGGCGCCAGATGGAACGCTGATGCCCATCGACGAAGCTCTGCGCCAACGCGCCGTGCAGCGCCGCCGACGACCAGGTGTGAAACAACCACTGGTCGACCGGTACATCGCCGATGGCCAATGGCCGATCATCAAGAACGGCGATCTGGTCGGGTGTTCGGATGGCACGGACCAGAAGGTCGAATGGGCCTACCAGATTTTCCGACGCCAGGTCGGCATCTGCCATCGTATCGCCCAGAAGTGGGGCGAACGCTGCATGCTGCTCGACACGAATTCCGGTCCCGGTGGCTACTGCTGGGAGGCCGACAACGGCAACCGGTTCTCTCGAATATTGCTCCGTGGGACTCCGTTGCAATTTCTCCGAGCGGTCCATGACAGTCCGTGGCTCAACCAGTGGGCCGTCGCGTTTATTGACGCCCAGGAACGGTATTCACTGGACCTCTCGCGTCGGATCGAGGAAGCTCGGCTGCGTGGTATGCCGCTGCCGCCGAGCATTGAAATTGCCACCGGCCACAATGTCGCACTAGCGCCAGATTGGGTTCGGCGACACTTTCGGTTCGGTGAGCGGCCGTTCGGCCTGGTCGTCCATGATGCCAACAACAGCGTCGATCCGGAGTTGATGGCCGAGTTGGGGGCACTGCCGCAACTGTCGCGGGTTGACTTCATGGTTTACGTCGCCGCGGCCAATCACAAATGGCATCGCGGTGAACGTCCCGGACCGCTTATCGACTGCCTGTCTCCCGCACGAAAGGACGTGTGGCTGATCGGCCCGGTGAACGGTCACTGGCAACACGTCTGGCTGCTTGGCACTCGCTGGCAGAGCTACCCCGAGTACACAAAGATCGATTTCGTGAGATGGGATTCACCGGAAGGTCAGGCGCGGTGGGAGTGTCTGACCACGACGAAAGCGGAGCGCCGCAGGAGGTGAACCTCAGGTGTCTCGTCCTGGGGCACCGCTGGCGGTTCTGGGTCCGTGCCCCCCAGGAAAGCCATGAGCTCGCCCTCGATCGCTGCGAACGTTGTTCTGCTCTGAAACCTCATTGGAGTCGCTCGTGAGTCAAGGCGATGAGCGCGTCGGGGTCATTCCTCTCAGTCAGGGACTCGTCGCAATGGTCGATATCGAGGATCTGGCAGCACTAGCTATGCACAAGTGGTCGGCAACAGCAGGACGGCACACCTTCTACGCCGTCCGGACAGTGTTCGTGGATGTCCGTCAGACAATGGTGCGCATGCACCGCGTCATCGCAGGAGCGAGGCCTACGGATGTCGTCGATCACATCGACGGCAACGGACTCGACAATCGACGCGCCAATCTACGCATCGTGTCCCATAGTCAGAACCTTTGGAACGCACCTAGCTACAAGCCAAGTTCGAGTGGTTTCCGTGGTGTATCGCTGATTCGCCGCGGGAAGAAATGGACGGCATGGTGCGCCTCGATCAGGGACGGAGTAAGGATCCGACACCTCGGGTACTTCGCTACTGCTGAGGAGGCCGCCAGGGCTTACGACACTGCTGCATTACGGATACGTGGCGAGTTCGCCCGCCTGAATTTTGGAGACCTGTAATGCTCGTCGATACAAAGACCACCCCTCACTGGTCACGTCCCGCATGACTGACTACGCCCTGGTCACTCTTCGCGACCTGGCCCGCAAAATGATCGTCCTCGAAGCCAAAGCCAGAGCCGCCCTCGACCACGGCGACGACCTCAAGGCCCGCCAACTCTGGTTTCAGCGCGTCCAGGTCACCCGCCTCAGGTCTGCAAAACTGCGGGAGTACTGGCGCCGATGACTACCACCACGGACATCCTGGTCGAAGAGCTCGAGCAGCTTCGCCACGAGCTCGCCAACGCCAAAACCCACATCACCCTGCAAGAATCCATCAATCACCTGCTCGAGCAACACATCGCCTCACAGGACACCGTCATCCAGGCCGCACGCGAGTTCGTCCTGTGGCACCAGAAAGGTCAGCCCAGAACCCCAGGCACGCTCTACCCCATGACCTACGCTACCCTGGACTCCTGGCACGACGAGTGGGCTACTCGCCTGGGCGACCTCATCACTCAGGTCACTACCCTCGACCATGCATCAGCCTGATGGATCATCCTCTCGTGCTGTCACTCTTCCCAGGCATCGGCCTCCTCGACACCGCCTTTGAGCTCGAAGGCTTCTGCGTCGTCCACGGCCCAGACGTGCTCTGGGGCGGCGACATCAGAAATTTCCATCCGCCAGCCGGCGTGTTCGCTGGCGTCATCGGTGGGCCGCCCTGCCAGGTCTTCAGCCAGTTCCGCCACATCAACCCTCTGGCCGGCCAGAAACACGGCAACCTCATTCCTGAGTTCGAGCGATGTACCGCCGAGACGCGGCCTGAGTGGTTCGTGATGGAGAACGTGCCAGCGGCGCCCGCACCAGTCATCCCCGGCTACGCCATCCATTCGCAGGTCTTCGACAACCGCTGGCTCGGCGAGCCTCAGCGCCGCCGCCGCAGAATCTCATTTGGATGCCGCTCATCGTTCCGCGCGCTCCTGCTGGACGAGGCCGTCTTCGAGTCGTTCGACTACAGCGAAGCGGTGAACAGCGGCGCTCGTCTGGTTGGCGTGAAGCTAGGCGGCTCCGGCAAGGTCAAACGAACCTATCGCGTGGATGGCACCAGGCCAACCAGCGGCGTCGGTCCGCGCACCACCGTGGGCGACATGCTGGAGCTCCAGGGCGTACCGCGCGACCTGCTCGATGAATCGCCGTTCACCGAAAGCGCCAAGCGGCAGCTCATCGGCAACGGGGTGCCGATCCCGATGGGCCGCGCCATCGCTCGCGCCGTGAAACGTGCGATGGGCTATCCCACGTCCGAAGAGGCCGCCTGAGCACATGCATCATCCTGAATCCATGCAGCTCTACCAGATCGGCGATCGCGTCTACGTCCCGCTCAGCGGCATCACCGCCGGCTCTGGCACCATCCAGGACCTCTGGCCCCGTGGCTTGCTTTTGATCAAATTCGACTCGGACGGCGTTGTCGCACCCTACCAGCCAGACGACGTCCGTCCCCTGCCTACCCCATGTGCTGAATTCACCCCATGACCTACCGTGCGCCCGACGATAACCACCGTTGCACTGCTCACAATCAAAACGCTGCGCGGTGTTATGCCTACGCCATCCCAGGCGGGAAGGTCTGCCGGTATCACGGTGGCGCCGCGCCACAGGTGAAATTAGCGGCAGAAGACCGGTTGCGGGCGCTCGTTCATCCAGCCATCACCGAACTGCAGCAGCTCATCGCCCAGGCCGACTCCGATTCGGTACGACTCAACGCCATCAAAGACATCCTCGACCGCACCGGCTACAAGCCCACCGAGAAGATCCAGACCACCGGCGACTCCACCATCCGCGTCGAATACGCCGATGCCGCGACACCAACCGTCACCCCAGAACATCGCAACGGCCATGTGTAATGCCGGTCACCATCACGTTGCCGCGGCCACTGCGCTGGCAGCACGACGTGATGCAGGCCAACGCCCGATTCTCTGTCCTGGCCTGCGGCCGACGCAGTGGGAAATCCACCCTCGGCCAGCACCAGTTGATCCTGACCGCGCTCTCAGGCCGCCCAGCCGGTTACTTCGCCCCCAGTTACAAGCTGCTCGGCGAGTTCTGGCGCGAGCTGCGTACCCTGGTCGAACCCGTCACCCGCAACAAGAGCGAGCAGGATCATCGCCTCGAGCTCGTCACCGGCGGCGTGCTCGAGCTCTGGTCCCTCGATGACCCCAACCCAGCCCGCGGTCGAAAATACCAGCGCGTGGTCGTCGACGAGGCCGCGATGGTGCCCAACCTCCTCGACATCTGGCAGCTCGCTATCCGCCCTACGCTGGCCGACTACGCCGGCGACGCCTGGTTCCTGTCTACGCCCCGCGGCCTGAACGACTTTCATCAGCTCTACCAACTCGGTCAGGACCCGCTGGAAGGGGCCTGGCGGTCATGGCAGATGCCTACCAGCGTCAACCCCTACATCCACCCCGACGAGATCGAGGCGGCACGCCACGAGCTCCCTGAGCGCGCCTACGCCCAGGAGTACCTGGCGCAGTTCGTCCAGCTCGAGGGCGCTGGCGTGTTCCGCGGTGTGCAGGGTGTCAGCCGTCTCAAACAGATGCCCCCCCAGCGCGGTCACACGTACGTGTTCGGCGTGGACTGGGCACGGTCCAACGACTTCACCGTCATCAGCGTGCTTGACGCCACCCTGGGCGAGCAGGTCGCGCTCGATCGTTTCTCCAACATCGACTTCGAGTTTCAGGCTGAGCGGTTGCACAAGTGGGCCGAGCTCTACCACCCCGTGCAGATCGTGGCCGAGGCCAACAGCATGGGTGGGCCGCTGGTCGAACGTCTCCAGACGGGCTATGCCAGGTTGCTGGGATCTGCCCGCGCGGCACTGCCGATCTATGCCTGGACGGCCACTAACGCCTCGAAGGACGCCGCGGTACGGTCACTGGCATTGGCCATCGAGCAGAACCAGATCAGTCTGCTGGACGACCCCGTGCAGACCTCAGAGCTCCTGGCCTTTGAGAGCAGCGTGACGGTGACGGGCATGGTGCGGTACTCGGCGCCGCCAGGATTGCACGACGATACGGTGATTGGGCTGGCACTGGCGTGGCTGGGGTCGCAGTTAGCCACGGCCGAACGGCCGCGCTCGAGCTATCGGTTCGCGGCTGGCAGGAGGTGAATGTCTGCATGTCCGACTTTATGGAGCAGTACAGACGAAGCCAACGAGCAAACCGTGAGTTGCAGGCTGCTGGTATTCGACGTGGCAGGCACGACTTGTCGCAGTCGCAGTTTGACACTGTGCAGGCTATTGCCGCTGCCACTGATGCCGACCTGTTGCAACTTCGGAATATCGGGCCAAAAGTGCTGGCGGAGATTCGCGCGGTAGTGCCACATAGCTCCACGGTCCAGGGCACCGAAGCTCCGTGCGACCGGCCTGCTTCGGATGACCTGGAGACGCGTGTTGCCAAGCTTGAGCACGCGGTGGCTCAAGTGCGTTCCATACTCGTCGACTTGATGGATGGCAGGACATCCGCGCAGCAACTGATCGCCTGGCTCGAGGACCATGCCCAGCACCGTGTGACCGGCGTGTGACATTGGTGATCGGCGTGTGACGTACACTTGGCTACGTCGTGGCCATCGACCGCTCGAAGAAGGAGCTCAAGCCGCCGGATAGCTCCTATCTGACGTCGCTCCAGACCGAGCTCAGCGATCTGTACCTGCAGCAGGACAACGACCTCGACCTGGTCCGCGAGCAGCGCGAGATGCGCCGCCCTGCCCTGTCAGAAGCCGACAAGGACTACATGCTCGTCCACGTCGACCCCCGCGACCCCGACATTACGGAAGAAGCGTTCCAGCAGACGGCGATCCTAACGTTGGAAAGACCGAAGCTTTCCATCGTCGGCGGCGAAGGTGACACGGCCCAGACCGTCGCCAGCAAGCTCGAGCATTTCACCGAGGAAACCCTCTGGGAATGTGGGACGCGGGAGCCCGGCAGCGACACCATGACCCAGGTCACCGACGCCACCCTCAACGATGGCGGCGGCTGGGCCAAGCTGCTCTGGTCGTCCGATCTGTGGTCCGAACGCTACGGCATTGCCTCACCCAAATCGGGCGATCCCACCGACGCGTACACGTCCTACGACAAGCTCACCGAAGAGGCCAAGAAGCGCGCCGGCCCACCCTTCGTCTGGCAGTACGTCGACCCTCGCCGCGTGTACCCGCAATGGAGCAACGGCTACCTGTGCGAGGTGCTCGAGGTGTCAGAGATGCCGATGCGATCGGCGTTCCGGCGGTACCGCTTGTCGCGCGACTCGCAGGGCGACATCGTCCCCGAGGAGCTCGGCCAGTCTCAGAACATCATCGAGGCCAGCCGCAACATGCTGTCTTCGGTGACGTTCCTCGAGCACTGGGACGACGTCTGGGTCAGCTACGCCATCTGCTCGCAGAACTTCAACGGCGACCAGACCGGCTACATCGTCAAGCAGTTCAAGCACAAATACTCGTTCGGCGTGCCCTACGACTACGCGCCAGGACTGACCATGAACCACTGGCGCAATCGCAAGGTCGGCTGGGGGATTGGCAGGACGAAGTTGTGGCTCGTGCAGTACCGGCAGTACCTGCGGGCCATGCACGCGCAGTACGTCGCCAGGGACCTCCTTTCCCCCCTGGTGACGTACGGCGACACGCCCGCCGCCGCGGTGATCGGCGACGACGGCCTGCCCAAGGAAACCGACCCCACGGTCCACCCCGGCGAGATCCTGAACCTGCCACCCGGTCGCCAGCTTCAAAGGATCCAGTACCCCGACGCCAGCACCCTGGAAAAACACATGGCGTTGATCGACGGCGCCATCCGCGACCTGGAATCACCTCGAGTGACCACCCTCAGCGGTATGGAGGGCGCCGGCTTCGCCATCAGCCAGGTCTTGTCGTACTCGAGGACGCGGGTCGGTCCCATCCGCCACGGTATCGAGTCCCTTCTGAAAGGGCAGACCGAGAAGTTGTGGACGCTGATCCGCGAACGCGCCAACGAGAAGGTGTACGTGTTCAGTGGCGGTATCGACGTCGGCTCTGGCAAGGCGGCCGCGGAGTTCATTGGCTTCGGTCCCAAGGACCTCGAGCGCCCCATGCGGATCAAGTGGGAAGTTCAGGCCCAGCTCCCAACCGACGAAATGATCATGGCGCGCTACGCCCACGAGCGGCTGGCCGCGGGCACGTTCGGCAAGGACGAGGCCGTCACCTACCTGGGCGACAACCCCGACGAGATCCGCCGCAGCATCGCCCGCGACCGCATTCGCGCGTCACCCGCGTACCAGAAATGGCTGGATGCCGAGGTGTTCATGGAAGCGGGCCGAGGCGATCTGCTGCAGAAAGCGCAGGACGCCGAGCAACTCGCGCTCAGCGGTCAGGTCAACGCCGCGTTGCCCAGCGGTCAGCCGCAGCCAGGGGTGTTCGAGGGTGGCGGTCCAGGCGCTGGCGGCGTGCCCGACCTGGGCGCACTGGCCGCGGCGCCCAACGGTGCGGGCGTGGGTCCGCCAGGGTACGGCCAGGTCATCGGTGGCGCGCAGCAACCAGGTGGGACACTGCCGGCGGGTGGCGTGCCGTACGGCCCCCAGGGGCCAGCCGCACCAGGCGGTCGCTGATGGCCGGCTCTCCCCAGCAGTCTGAATTCTTAAAGCTGCAGCAGGAGATCACCAGCGAGGTGCAGCGGGATGCGCCGGCTATTGCGACGGGCGTGTTCGGCGACAACAAAAATCATCCGGATATGGCGCAGGTGTCCAACCAGAAGCTGGACGACCTGTACCGTCAGAAGTACCAGACCAACGATCGCGCCTGGCTGCAGTCAGAGGCACGGCGTGACCCGCAGCAGTTCCTGGACGTCGCCAAGCGCATTGGCGTCAGCATGCCACAGCCGGGCGAGCCGTCCACCGTGGTCGACCCCAACGCGTTTGGCAAGGCCGTCATGACCAACGCCGCGACCCCAGCCATGCCCGTTGCGCCGCCGGCTATGCCAGCCGCGCTACCGGCTCCTCCTCCAGTGATGCCCGCGCCACCGGCCATGATTGCGCCACCACCGGGTCCTGTGGCACCACCACCCGTGATTCTCGGGCCGAACGGTATGCCGCTACCTGCGACGGGTGTTACTTGATGCCCTGGTACTTGTACTGCCACCACCAGTCCGATGGTGGCTCCCAGTGGGACCGGGTGATATCCGGGTGAGCCGCGTAGTACTCGTTCTGGAAGGCTTGCCAGGCGCGTTCCTTGAACCAGTCGCGCACGTCCGCGAGAGCGATCAGCCCGTACGGCACGCCAACGATCAGGGCGAGCGCCACGTATGCCATAAACTGAGAAGACATCTCGATACTCCAATTGTCGGGATGATGGCGCTCCAGGTGTGTGGCCTGGGGCGCCCTTGTTATAGCCGCAGTGCGTTGAGCCGGGCGTGATTTAGATGCCTGGCACCATCCTCCTCGACGACCTGCGCTCGAGCATCGGCGACGAGCTGCGCTCCCACGCTCAGGGATTGCTGCAACTCGGCCAGGGCGCCGTCCAGAGCATCAACGATGCGATCCCCCCGCCGCCGCCGGTACCCCAGGGTCCCGACCCCAACCAGATCCTGCAGGAGCTCCAGCAGCACGCCCAGCAAGCCGCGGCCGCTGCACAACCTGCCGTCCAGGTGCTCGGTGGGGCGCAACAGTCCGCGGGTGACGTGCTGCAGCAGCTTCAACAGCACGCGTCCAACCTGACCAGCGATGTCGGCCAGCAGTTACAGCAACACGTCAACAGTCTCACCCAGGGCGCGCAGGACGCCGTCCAGAGTCTGGCCACCCCACCACCGGCGCCACCACCACCAGCGACCACCACGCCATCGCTGGGCGGTCCGCCACCGTCAGACACGGGACCGGCGACCGTCGGTCAGGGCCAGTCGGCGTTCATCACCAGCCTGCAGGGCATGGCGCAGCGCGCAGCGGCGGCCACGGGCATCGATCCCAACGCCATGCTGGCGATTGCCGCCAACGAGACGGGCTGGGGCCAGTCGTCCAACGCCCAGCAGCAGAACAACCTGTTCAGCCTGCAGGGCGACGGCAGCAACGGCTCGAGGTGGGCCAGCTACAAGAGTCCGCAGGAGTCGTTCGACGCGTTCATCAACCTGGTGCAGACCGCGCCGCGGTACGCCCAGGCGTGGGCCGATCGCGGCAACGCGGCCAAGTTCGTCGACGACCTGCGGAACGCGGGCTACGTGGTCGACGAGCCCGGCTATCCCGCGCAGGGCTGGGTCGACCAGGTCAAGTCGATCTACGACCATCTGCCCCCGGCCGCGCAGGGCGCGGTGAATGCCGTGCAGGGCGCTGGGCAGCAGGTGCTCGGCGCCGCTCGAGGTGCGCTGGACACGGCGTCGACCGCGATGAACCAATCCCAGTTCGGCGACCCGCAGTTGACGGCCGACGAGGCGTACGCGGCCTGCGGTCCCGCGGCCGCGGTCAGATTCGCCGAACGGTTTGGCCGCAACCCCACGCTCAGAGAAGCCACCGACCTGGCCAAACAGGTGGGCTGGACGAGCGGCGGCGGCATGGCGGGTATCACCAGCGAACAGCGGCTGCTCAAGAACATGGGCGTCGACACCCACATCGTGGCGCCGGACTGGGACGCCATCGCCAAGGAAGCGACCACCGGCAACCCGGTGACGATCAGCACGCCCGGCCATTACTTCTTCGCCGACGGGTACAACCCGCAGACGGGCGCGTTCCACGTGGGACGGTCGGGTCTGGACCTCGTGCATGGCAGCGAGTGGATGACGCCGGCTCAGATGGAGAACCTGATGGGCCGAGCGCAGGGCGCCCTGTTCGCCGACAACCCCGCGGTGCCGGCATCGAGCACGTCACCCACGGCATTGGGCGGCACCGGTGGCGCATCCAACGCCCCGATCACGATCGGTGGGCCAGCCCCCCTGAAGGCGCCGCTGTACGTCAAGGGTGCCATGCAGGACGCCAACGGCAACGTGGTCGCCGACCAGGGACCAACCCCGATCCAGTCGGCCGCGGATGTGCTGGGCGGCGCCGCCGGCGCGGTTGGTGAAGCGGTCGGTGGCGCGGCATCGGCACTGGGCTCGGCCGCGCAGGGTGCGCTCGCTCAGGCCACCGCGCCCGTCCAGCTCCAGCCCGGCCAGGTGTCGGCGCGCGACCAGGTCAACCAGGTGGCCAGTGACGTGCAGCAAGCCGCGCAGGGCGTGCTGGGCGCGGCACAGGACGTCAACCGGATGACGCCTGGCACATCGGCAGTCAATGCGGTAGCGCCCGTTTTGGGGGCCGCTGCAAGCGATCTGGGCACCACGGCTCGAGGTGCGGTAGACGCCACCGTTCCCGTGCTCGGTGGTGCGGCCAGTGATCTCGGCACCCAGGCGGAGGCGTTCGCGCGGTCGCCGGTGGGTCAGCGTCTCTTACAGGCCGCCGCGGAGAATGCCCAGGAGGGGCCGTCGTTGATCCCGGCGGGCACGATGAGCCTGTACCGCGACGTCATGCAGGTCAAGAACGATTGGCTCGAGCAGAACAACCCGCTCAACAACCTGCCCGGCGCACGGCCAGAACCAGGCCACGAGGGCGACATCACGCCCGGCGGATTGATCGCGGGTCTGACCACGGGCATCGCGCAGCAGTTCACCGACCCGCTGATGCTGGCGTTACTGGGACCGACCAGCGGTGTGGCTGAAGCGGGCACGGGCGCACTCAGTGGCGCGGTCAGCCGCATCGTCGGACCGCAACTGGCGGAACGTCTGTCGCCCGCCGCGGTATCCGTGCTCGGCACGATCGCCCAGAAGTTTTCGCAGGGCGCCATTGTCGGCGGGCTGCAGAACGCGATGTTCGAGGCCGAAAAGAAAACGTCCACGCCCGAGTCGGTGGGCCAGGCGCTGGTGGTTGGCGCCGGTCTGGGCGGCGTGATCGACGTGGGCTCGGTGCCGGTGATGGCGGTCGTGCGGCGCCTGGGCCAGGTGCTGCTTGACAACGCCCCACAGATCAGCGAAGCGTTGCGCTCGAGGCAACCGGCCCAGGCGCAGGTCGGTGCGGCGCTGGGCCTACCGGCCGGCCAGGACGTGCTGCATGGGCAGGCAGTGCCGCGGCCAGGGTACGAGCCAGGGACACCCGAGCACACGACCGAGACCTTCCTGCAGGACGCTGCGCGTTCGCAGGGTACGGCCAGGCCACAGATCAGTGGTGCCGACGTAGCCGGTCTGCCGGGCATGGCTGGTACCCGGTCCCGTGGTCTGCAGGAGGTCCGCGACGCGGTCGATGCGGGTCTGCCCGCGGCACGGTGGTACCAGCAGATCGTGCAGCAGGTTCGGCAGGACACCGGCCAGGACATCAACCCGCGTGAAGGGGCCGTGCTGATGGGCGCCTTCGGTGGCAACGCTGGCGTTCAGGCGAACTACCACGCCATGCTGAGCGTGTTCGACGCCATGCGCCAGGCGCACCCTGACCTGACCGGCATGGAGAACATGACCGAGGCGCAGGTTCAGGCCACCCAGGCATTTAAGGATGTCGCGGCGCTGGTGCATGGCGATAGCAGCTACGCCGATGATTCGATGCTGGCGCGCGTCATGCGTGGCTATCGGACGGGCGAGATCCCGGTGCCGTCCGGCGCCAAGCTATCGAGTTACACCCAGGATTTTCTCCACGCTCTCAACGAGCAGTACTCGCCCTATTCGACACAGGACGTATGGCAGGGCCGCTTGTTCGGCGCCAGGCCGGATGTGCAGGGCAATAAGCCGCTGCCGAATGTCTCAGGGAATGATGCCGCGTACAGGACGATGCATGCGCTAACCAACTGGGTGGCGCGTGAGCGCAACTTGCCTCCAGACCAGGCGCAGGCCGCGGCGTGGACGGTCTTTCGCTCGCTCTACACCGACCCGACGATCGGCCCCGAGCTCCGCAATGACCGCATCGGCTTGTCGGACGCGATCAAGCAGGGCCAACAGTCGGGCCTGCTCAACCCGCAGTCGCTGGCGACCGGCGGTCTGGCGGAGGTGACGGCGCCGAGGACCGGCGTGGCGACGTCGTGGACCGACAAGATCAACGACGTTCGCGATCGCATCCGCCAGAACGGCAGCTATAACGCGCCGCCACCGGAATCGGCCACCGCCATTAACGAGATGGCGCTGTACCACCCGTCGATTCAGTCTGCAGCGGAGCAGCGGGCCGTGCTCGATCCGGGTGGTTTCCAGTACGGCACGGTGGCCGGGCCGAAGGTGGGTGTGAGACGACCGGTTGGCAACGAACCGGCAGCGCGTCTGCGCGACCTGGCACTGGGCGACCAGCCGGTCATTCGCGTGCCAGGTGAGCTGGCGGTGGACCCGACCACGGGCAAGATCCCGTGGCTGGCAGTCGAACATGACGTGCAGCAGACCGCCAGTCATGCCTACGTCACCGTGCCAGGCATCGGCGATGACGCGGCCCATCTGATCGGGCAACGGCTCGGGGCCGATCGGTTCAACCACGCGGACCCGAACGTGACCAGTGCTGGCGGTCTGGCGATTGAAGGGCTTTCTCGAGAAGCTCAGGTGCGTTTGGCGGATGCATTCCAGGCGCAAGGACTGCCGGTTATTCGCGAGGTCGCGGGCACAGGCCTGCGTTTACCGCTCATCGAAGGCAAGCTCGCCGGACTGGGTCGTCAGGTGCAAGATACCCTGAGCAGGGAGTCTGTATCGGGTACAATTACTCCCTACACAGGAGCCTCACATGCCATTAAATCCGCAGGACAAGGCCGAATTGGAGGCACTGGGAATCAGGGGCGAGGCGCCGCCGGATCACTGGGTATACCGACAAGGAACGGCGTTCGTGGGCAGCAACTCGCACAAGCCGTCTTCCGAGACGCTGCAACCGCGCCCGGCGGCGGAGCCGCCACTCCCGCCAGGGGTGGGCTTCGAGGCTCCCGAGAGCGAGCCCAGGCCCCAGTCCCCTTCGGTGTAAACCTCGCCGGAGGGGTTGCTGGCGGGTACGCCGGTAACCTGGCAACACCCCAGGACGCGTCACCTGAGGAGCGTCTCAGAAACATCGGGCTCGGGGCAACCGCGGGGTTGCTCGGTACGCATCTGATCACCCGCGGTGGTGTGGGTCCCCTCATGGAACGCGCCGTCGCGGGTGTCGGCCGCGAGGGTGAAGCCGGCTTCCGCGCGCCCGAGACGCGGCCGACCCTCGAGGAACAACTCGCGCGGGCAGCAGACCGGGGTCCACGGCCAGGCGACAACCTGCTGAGGGCCACCACCGAAGAGCGGCCGCCACCCAGCGAGGAGCCGACCCGCCAGACCGTGCGCGGTGTCGAGTCGGGCACGCCGCGGAACATCGGCGAGGTCGTCACCAATCCGCATCTGTTGGATGCGGCTGGTCCTGGCGAGACGCCGATGACGATGGACGAGCGACTCGCCCACCAGGACACCCTCGAGCAGCGGTACCAGGCCAACCAGGACCGGCTGGCCGCCATCGACGAGCAACTGCGTAATCCTACGCAGAAGCCCGAGCGACCACCGTGGGGTGCGGGCTACACCAACGACAACCTGGTCGAGATCGCCCAGCAGCACAACCAGAGCGCGTACGACCCGTTGTGGTGGGAGAAGGCCGGCCTGGATACCGGGTCGGGCGAGGTGCGGCTCGACGTCGGCCAGTCGGGTATCCGCGGCACCGGGACGCGCGAGCCCACGCCCACCGAACTGCGCGCGGAACGCAACACGCTGGCGCTGGATCAACGCCACATCGAGGCCGCGGGCGAGCAGCAGGCGAATGCGCCGGATGACGCCCAGTTCGCCCGCCGTGGCCAGCGGGCGGCTGATCTGCCGTTCGCGGGCGGTGAAGAGAACGCGCCGCACGGGCCGTACGCGACCGAGCAGGCGTCGTCGGGTGCCGGCTCGCTGGCCGAAGACATCGTCACCCAGAACGGCCGCAAGAGCTACGGCGACCCGCTCAGCGGCGACGGGCTGCGCGAAGCGCCCGGCGAGATCGTGGGTACCAGAGGCGGCGTGACCGGGCGCGGCATCAGCGACGTCGAAGCGGCCAACGTGCCGCCACCCAGCGAAGCCACTCTCAAGCGGATGCCGAACCTGGACGCGATGCTGAAGGGGGCGATGCCCGAGGTCAGGGCGCAGATCCAGCGGGCGGCCGAGGACAACCCCGAGCTCTTCGACGCGTACACCCAGGGCAGGATTTCGCATGACTCGCTGGTCAATGACCTGGCCACCAAAGTGGGCATGACGCGCGAGGAGTGGCTCAAGACGCCTGTCGGCAAGGGTTTCAATCCGCAGGAGATGGTGGCCTTGCAGGCCGCGGCCATCGACGCCCAGGCACGGTCCGAGACGATGGCCAGGGATATCGTCGCCAGGGGCGGGGTGGATGCGCTGTCGGACGAGCAGGTCGCGTACGGGCTCAACGAGCTCTCCAAGAACACCCAGTTGCTGACGGTGGCCAGGGGTGGGCGCAGTACGGCGGGCCGCACGCTGGAGTCGCTGAAGAATCGGCTGGACGCCACGATGGCGCGTGGCATCAACGCCAGCAACGAGCGCATCGGTGCCCAGCGCATTGCCGACCAGGCCAAGCGGGCGACGGCTCGCGCAACGCAGCTTCTGGAAAAAACGCGCGAGATGGATGTCGAGCAGAAGACCGCGGTCGCCACGGCGCGGTCGAACGGGGCGCCGAAGAACATCCTCGATCAGATCGCGGCCGCGTACGACCAGCTCGATCGCTACAACGCCATGACGCTGCACGAGAAGGCGGACGACTTCAACGCCTTGAAAGCGGCGCGCGAGGCCGCGGCGGCGAAACGTCAGGTAGCGGTGCGGGAGCCACCCCAGGAATTGCTGAGCGCCTTGCAGGCTGAGCTCGCGGCCGAGCGTAAGAATTTCGCCAACCGCAAGAACACCTGGGAGAACATGGCGTTCTGGGATAGCAAGGCCAACGAGATCGCGGCTGAGAAACGCAACGCGTTCCGCGGGGGGTTGTACATCGAGCAGTACCGCAAGAGTGCGGACCTGGCCGCGAAGTCGGCCGAGGCGGACGCCAAACGCGCGTTCGACCTCGAGTCGAAACGTCAGACGCTGCAGTCGCAGCGAGCCAGCAGTGTGCTCGAGGCGATCGGTGGGGCGAAGCCGTCCAGGGAATTGCTGGCCAGCTACGTCAAGGCCATCACGTCCGACGACCCGCTGGACGCGGGCAAGTTCATCAAGGGCTTGCAGCAGCAGGGCTGGTGGGGCCGGTCGCAGATCGTGCGTATCGCAGGGTTGCTGTCGTCCACGGTGACGCACATGGCCAATATGGTCGGCAACATCAGCCAGGTGCCGCTCGAGGTCGCCACGCACGGCATGGTGGTCGGCATCGACTGGGCACGCGCGGCGGCGACCGGTGGTGAGCGTCAGGCGTACATGGCCGAGCTCGGGCCGATGCTGGAGGCGTACGGGCCAGGGTTCGCCTCCAGCATGCCCGACGCCCTCAAGATCCTGCAGACGGGCATCTCGCCGGACGACTTGCTCAATCCGAAGAACATGCGGGCCGGGCTGCAATCGGGCTCGGCCAAACTCGACGCCGCCGTGGAAATGCCGCTGCGCTTGCTGCAGGCCGAAGACCAGGTGTTCAAGGGTGGCGCGTTTGCGATGCAGGCGAACCGTGTGGCCACGCGCTACGCGGTCCGCGAAGGGTTCCGCGGCGAGCAGCTCAAGGGACGCACGGCGAACATCGTCAAGAATTTCGAGGAGTACCCCGAGCTCTACAAGGAAGCGCACGCCGCCATGCTGCGGATGGTCTTCCAGGAACACCGCGACTGGATCCCGTCGCCGCGTGGCGCCGCGCAGGGGGTCGTGTCGCAGCCGCTGCCGTTCATCAAGACCCCAGCCAATATCACCGCGCAGGGCGGGGGTCTGTCACCGTTCGGGCTGGCCGGCACGGTTGCCGCGGTGCGCGCCCGTGGGGCATTGCAGTCTGCCGGCGGCGCAACGTCAGCCCAACTCGGTCGGGCCACCCTGCTGGCCGAGCAGCGATTGGCGCGCACCGCATTGGGCACCGCCATCGTGGGCATGGGCGTCGGGATGGGCGCTGGCACGTTCTCAGGCGGCAAGAGCATGCTGACGGGTGCGTACGACCCCAACGAAGCCAGCACGTACCCGCAGGGGTGGCGCGAGTGGTCGGTGGTCACGCAGGACCCCGTGAGTGGGAACACGTACTACGTGCCCCTGCAGAACTTCGGCGCCGCCGGCGCGCCATTGGCGATGGCGGCCATCCTGACCGACGCTGGCAAACGTGGGCACAGTCTGCTGGACAAGGACGAGGCCGCTCGAGCGGCGACCAGCATCGGCCAGTACGTGCTCGACAACACGTTCCTGCAGGGATTGTCCGACACGGTCAACGTGCTGCACGACCCCAGCCGGTACGCCAACAAGTTTCTCGAGAGTCTTGTGAGCAGCTACGGTCCGTATTCGGCGATGGGCCGCCAGATTCAGCGAGCGTACGGGGTCGCCTCGAGGAATCCGCACGATGGCTTCATGGGCCTGGTGGAAGCGATGGAGTCGAACTATCCAGGGTTGAGTGGCAACGTGCCCGAGTCGCTGACGGCGATTGGTGAGCCGCGGACGCAGGGCATCTCTGGCGCCGCGGCGTTTGCGCTGCCAGTCCGGGCCGACATCCTGCGCGACGAGCCCACCCTGAAGGCGTTGCGCGACAACGACGTCCGGATTCCGCCGGCGCCCAAGGCGGTCAATGTGGGCAATGGCTGGTCGGTCGACCTGACGCCCGAGGAGCAGGACCAGCTGCAGCGGTCGCGCGGCGAGATCATCCGCCAGCAGGTGGCCGCGGTGATGGGTTCATCGCTGTATAAGGACGGCGACATCAGCGTACGGAACCAGTTGTTGTCGAAGGCGATCAGCAACGCGTCGCAAAACAGCGACGTGCTGTTTACGCGGACGTTGTCGCGGGCTGATTTGCAGTCCACCACCGCGGGCGGACGCGCGGTCCGTCGTACCGTGCCGACGCCATACACCGTGGCAGGAGAGGACGCAGCCTGATGCCCTACAACTCGAAACAAGCGGTCGTCGACGCGCTGCGACCGGGATCGAAAGTGGTCGGCGAGGCGCCGTACACCGTCAAGGTCGCCAATCCTCGGGCTGGTCTGGCTGGTGAGCCGGCGCAGATCGATCAGCAGGCGGGCATCACCCTGTCGATCGAGGGGCCGGACGGTGAGCCCGACTCGATCGTCGTCAAAGAGATCGGCAACAACCCGGCCACGAAGGGTGGTACGGGGTTCGACGTCATCCAGGGACCGACGAAGGCGCCGTCGAAGACGTCCACGCCGGCCAGCGGGCTCGAGCGCCTGGACGAGAACCTGAACGTCATCCCGCCGGGCTCGAGCACGCCGACGGTCTACGTCCGCGACCCGAAGGCGCCGCCAGGCACCCAGCCGTTCAAGGTCGATCCGAACGTCAAGACTGATCCGTCGACGTGGACGCCGATCACCGACCCGAATGATAAGAGCGACAGTCCGCGCGTCATCGGTCTGTGGGACCCGGCCAACAACAAGGTCGGCGCCAGCGTCTCGGCCCAGGGCGGCGCGAAGACGTCCGATCCCGGCAAGTGGACGCCGGTGTATCGCACGCCAGGCGATGCCAGCAGCGGGGTGGTCGGCCAGTGGGACCCGGCCAACAACGAGCTCCACGCCGTGTCGGCGGCGCCGGATGGGACGCAGATCGTGGCGACGCCGACGGCGATCTACACGCTCGACAAGGCCACCGGGAAAGTCATCAACACCCAGGAGGTCGCCCAGGGCGACGTCAACAAGCAGGCCGTCTCGGTCGGCGGCAAGGTGTACGTGTTCGATCCGAAGACGGGCGGGCTGACACTGCCGGAGAACGTGAAAGACGCGGCGACGGTGGGCAACAGCACCACCCTCAAAGACCTGGTCTGGTACGACGACCAGGGCAACGAGGTCAGCCGCACCCCCAACCCCAACTACGGCAAGGCGCCGGTCACCGCGCCGACCCCGAACACGGTTGCACCCTACATCCAGGTTCCCGATCCACAGAATCCGTCGCAACTGATCTGGATCGAGAACAAGGGTCAGGTCACCGCATCCGACGCGCTGCAGCAATTGGCGGCGCATCTGACCGGCCAGGTCATCGACAAGAAGATCAGCGTCGACGAGGCCAAGACGCTGATCGACGCGGCCAACCAGCGCATGACGGCCGACACGGCCAAGACGAACGCGGAGACGGCCCAGCAGCAGAACGTCACCACGGCCGCGGGCGACATCCTGAGCAACACCCGCGGCAACGCCCAGACGGGCGCTGGCATGCTGCAGCAGCGGGCGGCGTCGGCGAGCGGGATGCTGCAGAACATCCTGGGCCAGGCGACGGGCGCCAAGAACCTGATGTCGGCGCCGGCGGGGCTCGGCGAGCAGCTCGTGAACGGTATCGGGGGCTGGACGGCGGACATGATGGGCGGCCAGAGCACGCTGGATTCGGCCGCGCGCATGGTGCAGATGGCCGATCCCAACAGCAACATGGCGGACCCGGCGACGCAGACCGCGGTGGGCGTGCTGCACCAGATGCTGGACAAGTACCAGCAGACGACGGGAATGCCGCATCCCGCGGTGATGGCGACCCAGGCCGCGCAGCAGAGCGCACAAACCGGGGGCATGACGGCGCCCAACACCGCGCCGCCTCCACCACCAGCGCAGACGGCCTACGGGGGTCTGGCGCAGGGAGGCGCGAACATGGGAGGGATGAACCTGTACCCAACGCCAGGCTCGCCAGGGATGCCGATCAGCGGTCTGGCCCAGGGTGGAGGCGGAGGAATGCCGCTGCAGCAGATGCCAGGATTCGTCGCCCCAGGTGCGCCCGTCAAGCCGCCGCCAGTCACAGTCACGGTGGGTTGATCAAGTCATGCCAACGTATCCGAATCCTGCCGGCGGTTCGATGCAGGCCGCCAACGATGCCGACGCCGCGTCCAAGGGTTGGACCCCGAGCATGGGTACGTTCGGGTCGAACACCTACCCAGACGGCAGCAGTGGAAGTAGTGGTGGTGGAGGTGGCGGCGGAGGCGCAGTCGCGCCGACGGTCACCGCGCAATCGGGCCAGCAGTTGGCCGCGGGTATCAACAGCCTGCTGGGCGCCATTGCCTCGGGCAACAAGCAAGCGTTCGACGAGGCGGTTCGCCAGTTCAACGTCACGTCGGGTCTGGATCAGACCAAGTTCGACGAGAGCGTCCGTCAGTTCAACCAGAATCTGGGTATTTCCCAGGCGGGGCTGACGGGCCAGTACAACGGCCAGCAGACGCAGCAGGCGCAGCTCCAGGCGTACAACGAGGCGGTCGGGACCGCTGGCCTGACGGGCTACTACCAGGCACCCGGCGCGGCCGGCGGCGCTGGCGGTGCTCCGACGCAGGCCCAGTACATCGCCGCGCGCAGCCAGCAACTGCAGGGCATGGGCTGGGCCGCGGGCGCCGCAGCTCAGACGGCATTGTCCGAGTGGAACCAGGGCCTAGCCCAATCGGGCAATGTCGCAGGCGGCATGCCAGCCAGTTTGATTCCCGCCTCTGCCGGCGCAGCACCGGGTGGGCTGGGCACGCCGACGTTGGCAGCCCAGGCGCAGTGGGCCAACCTGTACGGGCAGAACGCGGCACCGACACCGGGTGAGCAGACCCTGGCCGCGCAACTGCAGTACGCCAACCTGTACGGTGGTGCTGGTGCCGCGCCGACGGCGGGCCAGACCACGCTGGCGGCGCAGCAGCAGGCGTACGCCCAGCAGATGGGCGCGGTCAATGCCGCGGCCGCGATGCAGGCCAATCCGTTCAGGCAGGCCCAGGTGATCGGTCAGGCAGGCCGCATTCTGCAGGGCATGCCCACCGCTGGTTTTTCAGCACCGAATACCGTGGCGGGCGTGGGCACGGCCGGCGGCAACACGCAGGGCGGCATGGGGTATTTGAGCCAGTTGATCTCAGATATTCAGGACCCAACGGCCAACCAGACGACGGCGCAGTCCTGGCTGGACGCGACGCCGACGCCGAACAAGATCGACTCGGGAAGTTTCCTGCGGGCGACGCCGACAACGCAGAACCTGATTCTGCAGTCGATGCAGGAGAAATTCGGTTTAGACCCGACCGACTCGTTGAAGCAGATCCAGAACACGCTCCCGCAATTCTCGGCGCCCAACACAACGGGCCAGGTCCGGAGGGGTTGAGCGATGCCGCTGAAGAAGAGCGCCAGTAAAGCAGCCTTCAAGGCCAACGTCCGCGAGATGGTCAAGTCCGGCCGCCCCGTCAAGCAAGCGGTTGCAGCCGCGTATTCGACGCAGCGTGCGGCGAAGGGCAAGAAGTAATGCCAGGCGACTGGGACCGCAACGTCCACCCCGACCTGGTCGATGACGAGGAGAGCTCGTCGTCCGAGCCGTCGGCGCCCCGCCCTCGCGGTCGCGGGCGTGCCAACTCTGACGCGGCCCTCCCCGCGACGGCGGGCGAGGCGGTGTCGGAAGAGCCTGTCACTGAGTCAGGTTCCGACGGCACTGCCGAGCCCGACCCGGCGACACCCGACCTCGCCTGGTTCGACCAGGTCAGAGACGCCAAGGACCCCGTCGAAGCCCTGCGGCTGATCACCAAGAACCTGCCGCGGGACCAACTCGAGAAAGACGAGGTCATGTCCGGCGTCATCGGCGCGCGTGCCGAACGCCGGTTCAACGAGATCAAGGCTCAGCAAGAGCGCGCGGCGCAGGAGCGAGCCAAGCTGGAAGCCGCCGCCAACAACGACCTGTACACCCTGGGCGAAATGACTCAGCGCGAGCTGCAAGGGCAGCTCGCGTCGCAGCAGGCCGCCCAGGCCGCCGGGCCGTTCATGGACGGCATCGTCCAATTCCAGCGCACCCTGCCCGAAGCGATCCAGAAGAAGATCGCCGGGAAAACCTTCGGGGCAGGCAAGGGCTATGCCGAGGGCGTGGCAGAATACGTGGCAGCCATCGTCGACGAGGCAGTGGAGCTCGGCGTCAGTAAGCGCGAGTCCGCACTGAGGAAATCGGTGATGAGCGAGATAAACGGTGACGAGCCTGTCCCTGAGCGCGACTCTGGTACCCCCGGTCGCGTCCGAGAAGTGACAGACGAAATGATCGCCGCCATGACGTTACGCGAATACGAGGCGCTGTTCGACGAGAACGGTAAGCCAAAGCCAGGGGTACGCCATCGGTCAACCCGCGGCATCCCCGTTCGTCAACATTAGGGGGTCATTCAAGACAACCACATGGCAACCGGTGCTTAGTACGGTATAGGCACCTAACGCAGCTCAAATGCGGGGAAGCCCTAAGAGCCTTCGAGCCTGATTAGGGAAGAGTGCGAAGGATGGACCAATGGGTAATCCGCAGGCGAAAGTTTCAGATATCGAGTACGGCTGGTTAGCCGGGTTCTTTGACGGTGAGGGTTCTGTGGTACTGACGATTCGTTCCAGCGCAGGCAAGAACGGTGGACCCAAGGTCCAGCCGATGGCGCTGCTCGCTGGGACAGATCAGGCAGCACTGGATGCCATCACGAGTATTCTCGATCGCGAGCAGATTGGGCATTGGGTGGGCTGGGGTATTCCGAAGGGAACAGCCCGAAATGGAAACGCCTACAAACGTGCCTGGGCTGTTCGTCTCGTGGGACTCAAACGAACCCAACGTTTCGTCGAATGGATCTTGCCCGCGCTGCAGACAAAGCGCGAGCGGGCCGAGTTGGTGCTGCAGTACATCGCAGCGCGTTTGGCTCATAGCGACTTCCGCACGCCGATTCAGCCCGAAGAATGGGCGATGGCGATGCAGATGAAATTGCTCAACAGCAAGACCCAGCCGTTTACTCGAGAAGTCACCTTGAACACCGAACCAGCCGGGCTCACTTCAGAAGAGGCTCGG